TGGTGGAAGGGTTTACTTGAGACAAAATTATGATACAAATAAATTATACGATGATATTTCTGAAGGATTTACTGGTATTGGTCAAACTTATACAATAACAACAAATGGAATAAACACAGTTGGTCTTGGAACAACTGGTGGAAATGGTATTCTGTTCATAAACAATTTATTCCAAACGCCATCAACCCAAAATAATGTTGGAAATAATTTTAAAATAATTGAAGACACTAGTGTCGGAATCAGTAGTGTTGTTTTTAGTGGATCATCATCTGACGAAGGTGTGGATGACGTTATCTCTATAAGCGATGTAAATACTAACCAACTTCCTAGAGGTGGAATCATCGTTTCTCTTGGATCAACTGGTGGTTTGGGCATCGCTCCACTCGTTGGAGCATCTGTTACAGCAGTAATTGATGGTAGTGGTACTATTACCTCTGTTGGTATAGGAACCACAGACATAGTTGGATCTGGATATTATGGAACTGTTTCTATAGGAGTTACTGATTCAAATCATAGTGGAACAGAGGCGTCTATTACAGCTACAGTAGGTGCTGGTGGGTCATTATCATTTACTGTCGCTGATGGTGGATCTGGATATGTAAATCCAGTTATTCAAATCCCATCACCATCTTATAGCAATCTTCCAGTTCAGGGAGTATCTAGATTGGGAATTGGATCTACCACTGATACTGGATATGGTCTTTTAGTTAATATCGATGTTTCATCAGCATCAACTACAGGGATAGGATCTACATTATTTGAAGTATCTTCATTCTCCATTCAAAGAAATGGATATGGATATAATGTTGGTGATGTTATTACTCCAGTTGGATTGGTAACAGCAAAAGGAATACCAAGTCCATTGTCTCAATTCGAGTTGACTGTTGTGGATACTTTTACTGATAGTTTTGCATTATGGCAATTTGGCGAATTAGATTACATTGATTCAATAAAATCTCTTCAAGATGGATCTAGAAGAAGATTCCCACTTTATTACAATTCATCATTATTAAGTTTTGAAATAACCGATGGAACATCTGAAGTTGACTTGGATTCAGTACTTTTAATTTTTATGAACGGTATACTGCAAGAACCAAAGATTGCATATTCGTTTGATGGTGGTTCGTCTTTCGTATTTACAAATCCACCAAAACAAGAAGATGATATTGCCGTATTCTTCTATAGAGGAACAAGAGGTGAAGATAGTAAGGTTGTTACCATAAATGAGTCCTTAACGGCTGGAGATAGTGTTCAAATTGAAAAAAATAATACAATTCCATTAACTATTGATCAAGATTTAAGAACTGTATATAATCTAAAATCTTCAGACATTATTGAAACAAATCTTTATAGTGGAAATGGTATCGATCAAGTTAACGAACGTCCTTTAACCTGGATAAAACAAAAATCTGATAAGATAGTTAACAGTGAAAAAATTTATAAAACAAGAGATTCATTAGAATCTTTAGTATATCCAACAGCAAAAATAATTTATGATTTAGGATCTGATGATAGTGTACTTTATGTTGATGATGCAGAATTCTTTAACTATGAAGAAAATGAATCTGCTATTTCCATATCCAGCGTAAATGCAATAATTGTTAATGGTAATGACCCAGTTTCAGCAGCGATAACTGCAAATGTAACGTCAAGTGGAACAATAGATTTCTTCACTATTTCTGATGGTGGAAGTGGATATATAGGCACTTCTATAGATTTGAAGATATCATCTCCAAAACAAATTGGGGTTGGTATTGGTACTACAGCAACAGCAACCGCTACTGTAACTAATGGTGTTATAACTTCTCCAATTACTATAACAAATCCTGGACTAGGGTATAGTGTTCTTACTGCACCACAAGTTCTAGCACCAGTTCCAAGTGCTTCTTATGAAAATATTTCAGGTATTACAAATATTCAGGGATTTAGCGGAATAGTTACAGGAATATCAACCTCTGTTGGGATTGGTACAAGTTTAGCTATCCAATTTGATCTTTCTGTACCAGCTCCACTTTCATTCGTTGGGACAGGTCTAACAACTGGATATCCAATCTATGTATTTGATACATCTATTGGTAACGGAGTTACATCTATAGACAATTCGGATACTGAAATCATAGGAATTGGAGCAACATTTATTGATAATATTTACAAGATTCATTCATTTACCTCAGTTGGTTCTACCAGTGCTTCAATTGTATGTAATGTCCAATATTCAGATTCTTTATTGGGAATTGATACCTTTGGATACGATCAACTTGGTAAATTCTCTTGGGGTAGACTTTCAGGATTCTCAAGATCTTCTTCACCAATTTCTATAGGAGTAACCGGTAATACAGTTAATACTGGATTATCAACATTTGCAACCATCCAAAGGAGAGGATATGGACTACGTAACACTGGCGCTCTAAGAAAAGATCTTGGTTAAGATATAAATAGATCTAAAAGCTTATCAATATGTCTGCTCTTGTTACAGATCAATTTAGATTATTTAATGCCAATAATTTTGTTGAATCAATAGAGAATTCAGCAAATTCTTATTATATTTTTGTCGGTCTACCAAATCCAGCATCAGTTGGTTTTGGTAGAACTTCTGATTGGGATACAAATACACCAAGTCCAACAGACAATTTAAAATTTGAATCTCATTATAAAGATACTTCTTTATTTGGTAAAAAAATAACTTCATCAAACATAAGAAGGTTGGTTAGAAGAATTGATTGGTCCCAAGGAACAAAATATGAAATGTATCGTCATGATTACAGTATTTCTAATCCATCTCCAATTACACAATCAACCAGACTTTATGATGCAAATTATTATGTAATGAATTCCGAATATAAAGTTTATATTTGTATAGATAATGGTTCTTCTGGTTCCAATCCTTTAGGAAATTCATCTCAAGATGAACCAACATTTACAGACTTAGAACCATCTAAAGCCGGAGAAAGTGGCGATGGTTACTTGTGGAAGTATTTGTTTACCGTCTCTCCCAGTGATATTATAAAATTTGACTCAACAGAATATATTACTGTACCAAATAATTGGAGTTCTTCAACAGATTCTCAAATACAAGTAGTAAGAGAAAATGGCGATTCTTCAATAAATGAGAACCAGATAAAGAAAATTTATATAGAATCTGAAGGATCTGGTTATTCTAGTGGGACTGGACAAGTTGTTGGTATTCTCGGTGATGGCACTGGTGGTCAGGTAGTATTAGACGTTATTGGTGGAAAAATAACAAATGCTCAAGTATCTTCTGGTGGAAAGGGTTATACCTACGGAATAGTTGATATTGGTAATTTAAATGCATCTTCTAATCAAAATGCAAATTTAATTCCAATAATTCCACCCTCAAAAGGTCATGGGTATGATCTATACAAGGAACTTGGAACCGACAAGGTTTTAATTTATGCTAGATTTGATGATTCGACAAAAGATTTTCCAGTAGATGCAAAGTTCTCACAGATAGGAATAGTCAAAAATCCAGTTTCTTATGGTTCTACTGAAGTATACACTAGTAATGAGTATTCTTCTTTATATTCAATTAAATTTTCTTCTGTAAGTGGGTCTGTTTCTGTTGGAGACAAAATTACACAAACAGTAACTGATGGAATTGCTAAGGGTTATGTGGCGTCTTATGATGCTGAAACAAAGGTCTTAAAATATTTTAGAGATAGAACTTTATATTTAAATCAAACTACTTTTGATCAAAAAGATTATATTGGAATATCAACAGCATCAAAGGTTTTGGATTTTGAATCATCTTCAAATGCTGTGACTAGTTCTGGTGGATTTTCTGGTTCCATTGATACTGGATTTACTGGTATTACCACAAATCCAACTGGAACTAAAATCATAAGTTTGGGATCACAATTTACTAATGGTCTTTCAACTCCTGAGATAAATAAAGAATCGGGGGATATAATTTACATTGATAATAGACCTCTAGTTTCAAGAAACTCTAGACAAAAAGAAGACGTTAAAATTATCCTGGAATTCTAAGAAATGGCTCAAAACACAAATCTCAATATCAATCCATACTATGATGACTTTGATGCCGCTAAGCAATTCTATAAAGTTTTATTCAATCCAGGACGCCCAGTACAGGCTAGGGAGTTAACTACATTACAAACTTTACTACAGAATCAAGTAGAAACTTTTGGTAGTCATATATTTAAAGAGGGGTCGATGGTAATTCCCGGAGGAATTACTTTTGATCCAGAATTTTATGCTGTTAGATTAAATTTTACAAATTTTGGAGCAGATGTTACTTTATATCTAAAGAAATTAGTTGGTAAAAAAATAATAGGAGAGAATTCTGGTGTAAATGCTGTTGTTCAATATGTACAGTTTCCAAACAATGATGTTGAATATCCAACATTATATGTAAAATATTTAAATTCTGATAATAATTTTGAAATCAATCCGTTTAGTGATTCTGAACAATTGACTTGTGAGGAAGAAATTGTATATGGAAATACTACAATTGATATTGGAACGCCATTTGCATCATTAATAAGTTTGAACGCCACTGCTATAGGATCTTCAGCATCAATTAGTGATGGTGTTTATTTTATTAGAGGATATTTTGTAAATGTAAGTAAAGAAACAATCATTTTAGATTATTATGATAGTAGCCCTTCGTATAGAATTGGTCTAAAAGTAACAGAAGAAATTATAACCGCAAAAAATGATAGTAGTCTTTATGATAATGCTAAGGGATTTACCAACTATGCTTCTCCCGGAGCAGATAGATTAAAAATTTCAACATCATTAACCAAAAAAGATCTTACAGATCTAGATGATACTGATTTCATAGAGTTAATGAGGGTTGGTGATGGTCAGATCAAAAAAATTCAAACTAAAGAAAGTCAATATTCTTTCATAAGAGATTATCTTGCACAAAGAACTTATGATGAGTCTGGAGATTATAGTGTAGATCCTTTTGTATTATCATTACACAATTCACTAAATGATCGAATTGGTAATGATGGATTATTTTTCTCAACAGAAAAAACAAATAGTGGAAATACTCCAACAGATAATTTAATGTGTCTTAAGGTTTCCCCAGGAAAATCTTATGTTAGAGGTTATGATATAACAAAGTCGGATACGACAATTATTGATATAGAAAAACCGAGAGATACTGATTCGGTTAGTAGGGTAAATATCCCATTCCAAATGGGAAATTTGTTGAGAGTTAATAATGTATCCGGGGTAGCTCAGAATAAACAGACAATAAGTTTATACAATAAGTTTAAAAATTCAACCACAGCACCAAATGGACATAAAATTGGTGAGGCAAGGGTTTATAATTTTAAAGTAACCGATTCAAAATATATTAATGGATCTACTAGATGGGATTTATTTTTATATGATATTCAAACTTATACTGAAATAACACTGAATCAGTCGGTATCAAGTACAATTGTTCCAGCATCTTCTTATATCAAAGGAAAAAGTAGTGGTGCTAGTGGTTACGCAGTATATGCTGGAAATAATTCAACAGTTATAACTCTAAGACAAACTTCTGGATCTTTCATTCGTGGAGAACAATTAATTATAAACGGTATTGAATCAAATGTTAGATCTGTGGTTACAATAACCACTTTCAATACATCAGATATTAGATCAGTATATCAGGCATCAGATTCTGGATCTGGATATCCATATGCATTTCTAGCAAATTCAGATTTAGACAAAGTAATACCAAAAGGATTTAGCTCCCTAGATAAAATTACTATCGGTGCTGATGATGGATTTGGAAATTGTACCGTAACTGCATCTGGAAAATCATTTGCAGGAATATCTACAGAATCTATTATTAGATATCAAAGACCCGGTCTTAATGCAGAAACTTTTTCTAGAGTTAGTGAAATTAATAATGATGGAACAACTCTTACTATTTCATCATTAACCACAGTTGATGGGGTCTTTGATGGAGGATCTCCCGGTGCAGAACTTCAAACAACCTTTGCTTTAGGAGTATCCAAAATAAGGAATGAAAATAAAGGATATTTGTATACAGAACTTCCAAATAAGAACATTTCTTCAGTAGATCTGTCAGATTCTAATATTGTAGTTACTCAACAAATTACTGGAGAATCAACCGACGGTAATGGAGTTCTATCATTTACAGATTCTCAACTTTCTGGAATAAGCAGTGCTTTCTTCGATTCATTTGATGTTGAAAAATATTCAGTGCATTATTCTGCTGGTGGAATTGGAACTATTACCGCAGATCAGTTTACTTTATCAGGAAATACGGTAACAATAAATGGTCTAAACGCATCTCAATCAGATATTGTTGTAAATGTTAGTACTATAAAAAATGGTGTTCAGAGTAAAGTAAAAAATTACAATAGAAGTCAAACTGTTGATATTAATTATTCTAAGTATCAAAGATCTGGAAGTGGTATTAGCAATTCATTCAATGATGGATTAACATATAATCAATACTATGGTCTAAGAGTACAAGATGAAGAAATTTGTTTAAACTATCCAGATGTTGCTAAAGTATTAGCAGTATATGAATCATTTGATAATCAAAGTCCAATATTGGACAAGATTCAATTTAGTTCTATTGCAAACGTTGATGATAATGCAATAATTGGAGAAAATATTCTTGGAGAAAATGGAGCCTATGCTAGAGTAGTTTCTAAACCATCTGCAAATACTTTAGGAATAGTTTACTTAAATCAAGATAAATTCACACAATATGAAAATGTTACATTTGAAGAATCAAATATCAGCACACAAGTTGAGCAAATAACAATAGGATCTTATAAAGATGTTACTTCTAATTATATTTTAGATGAAGGACAAAAAAATCAATATTATGATTACTCTAGACTTATCAGAAAGAAAAATGTTTCTGAACCTTCCGGAAAATTGAAAGTTATATTTGATAATTATACTGTACCATCAAATGATGATGGTGATTTATTCACTGTTTTGAGTTATCAGAGAGAAAGATACCAAGATGATATTCCAACTATTAAAGCAAAAGATACTAGATTAACAGATATACTTGACTTTAGACCAAGAGTATCAACTTTTGTACCATCTACAGCGACAGCATCTCCATTTGATTTTTCATCTAGAAGTTTTGGTTCAGATCCAAAACATCTTTTAACACCAAATAGCAGTTCTTTAATCGGATACAGTTACTATCTCGGTAGAATTGATAGATTATATATTGATAAGTATGGTAAATTTATTCTTGATAAAGGAGTTTCCTCAGTAAATCCAAAAGAACCATTACGATTAGATGAAGTGATGGAAATTGCAACCATTACTTTACCACCATATCTTTATAGCACATCAGAAGCAAAAATATCTTCCGTTGATAACAGAAGATATACTATGAGAGATATTGGAAAAATTGAGGGAAGGATTGAAAACTTAGAAAAAGTAACCTCTTTATCTTTGTTAGAAGTTAATACAAAAACCTTACAAGTAAGGGATGGTGATGGTTTAGATAGATTTAAGACAGGATTTTTTGTTGATGATTTTAAAAACAATGACTTTATTGATCAGTATTATTCTTCGATTGAGGTTGATAGAGAGCAATCTTTATTAAGACCAATAGTATCTAGAAACACTATTAAAAATCAGATAGCATCTAAAACTTATAAGACAGATGAAGAATTAGATTTAAGTGTAGATTTTGATCTTTTAGATTCAAATGTTAAAAAAACAGGTCAATTTATAACATTAAATTATAGTGAAGTTGATTGGATTGAGCAGGCAATTGCTACAAAAGTTGAAAATGTTAATCCATTCCATGTAATTCAATATATTGGTACTATTGCACTTCAACCAAGTTCTGATAGTTGGAACAGAACTATTAGATTAGATGAAAGAATTACTAGAAGAACTGTAGTAAATGTAAATAGATCTTTTAATAGATCTGTAAGTGGAAGTGGTGGAGCCCAAAGAACTGTTGGATCAGATGTTTCAGAGTCTTCAAGTTCTTCTGTATCAATAACAAGTAGAGATGTTCTCCTTTCCAGTGGAAGTGAGAAATACATGAGATCAAGAAATACTGAGTTTAAAGCCTCAAACTTGAGACCTTTAACTAAGTATTATCAATTCTTTGATGGAAATGGATCTGTAGATTTTATTCCAAAATTGGTAGAAATCGCAGTCGATAGAGATCTTCAAAACTTCGGTTCTAATGGTGTCTTCCAAGTTGGAGAGACTGTAATAGGATCTGTTGATGGAGTAAGGTTAATTAGATTTAGAGTTGCGTCATCAAACCATAAGTATGGTGCTTACAATAATCCATCAAAGACTTTTAATATAAATCCATATTTCAAATCAGAAAATATTCCACCAAATTACAGTGGTTCATCCAAAATATTGAATATTGATACATATTCTCTTTCTGAAGAAGCACAAGGAAAATATCATGGATATCTCACGGTTGGGATGCAATTAGTTGGTCAAACAAGTGGAGCGGTTGCATTTGTTAAAGATTTAAAGTTAGTCTCTGATAATTATGGCGATCTTATTGGATCATTCTTCTTAAAAGATCCACATACAAGTCCACCACCATCAGTAAGAGTTGGTACTGGAACTAAGACATATAAATTAACAAGTAGTTCTACAAATGCAACACCTATTCGTGGTAGCAAGTTAATTTCTTCTGCAGAAACTGTATATAGATCTGAGGGAACTTGGGAGACAAAGCAAATACAGACGGATGTTCTTACAACTATTACCAGAAATATTCGAATAACAGAACGTGTACAGAGATATGATCCACTGGCTCAAACTTTTACAGTTGGAAATAATCCAGGAGAAAGTGGAAGTGATATTCAAAGTGTAGAGGATACTAATGGTTGTTTCTTAACTTCTGTCGATCTATTTTTTGCTAGCAAGGACACTGTTGCTCCCGTTACAGTCGAAATTAGAACAGTTGAATTGGGAACACCAACATTAACAAGAGTTGGTAATCCAAAGGTATTAACACCTGAGGATGTTAATGTTTCCACAGATGCATCTGTAGCAACTACGGTTACTTTCGACTATCCAATATATCTTCCACCTGGAAATCAATATGCCATAGTACTATTAGCACCAGAAAGTATCCAGTATGAAGTATGGATTGCTGAAATGGGCGAAGAAAATGTAGTTACAAATTCTTCAGCAGAAAATGCACGTTATACCAAACAATTTGCTATTGGTAGACTTTATAAATCTCAGAATGGTGCAGAATGGTCTGCTAATGATTATCAAGATATGAAGTTTAAACTGCGTAAAGCAGAATTTACAACAAATCCTGGAACTGTAACATTCTATAACCCATCCTTAGATCAAAGTAATGGGTATGTACAGAAACTATCTACAAATGATGTCATTGGAAATTCTAAGAAGTTGACCGTTGGTATTGTAACCACTAGCAATTCTACTTTAATAGGCATTCTTACAGAGGGAAGAAAAGTTAGTGAAAGTACAAAAACATTTAATTATGGATATGTTGTTGGAACCGGAAGTTCGGTAGCATCTGTTGGCGTTTCTACTAATGGTACAAACTACAGTGGGTCTTCCCAATCAAATGTGAGTACATTTGCTATAACTGGAAGTGGAACTGGTTTAACATTGGATTTGACCATTAGTTCTGGTTCAGTAACTGCGGCAACTATTGTTAATAGAGGAAATGGTTATTCAATTGGCGATCTTGTTGGCATTGTAACATCAACTGCTGGTGGAACTGGATCTGGAGCAGAAATAACAGTTACTGGATCTAATGGAATTGATACACTTTACTTGGATAGAGTTCAAGGTGAATCATTTACAGTTGGAGCACAATTAAGATACTTTAATGATAGCAATGTTGCGGTATCTCTAGCATCAACAACCATTCTTACCTCTACATCAAAAGGAAATCAGGATGTAGGAAATGTTCTTAGAATAGGCCAATTTGATCATGGAATGTATTCAGACAATAACAAAGTTACTATTAGTGGAGTTGAGTCTAGTGAATCTCCAACAACACTTGTAAACCCAATATTAACTGGAGATGTTCTTATCAGTGTTGCAAATACTTCTGTTTTCTCAACTTTTGAGGGAATTGGAATTGGTGCTTCGAACTTAGGATATGTAAAAATTAATGATGAAATTATTGGATATGAAACAGTTTCTAATGGAACTTTAGAAGCATTATATAGGGGAATTGATGGAACAATTGCTGTTGAACATCCAACTGGTTCTGCCGTAAAGAAATATGAATTAAATGGAGTTTCCTTGAGAAGAATTAACACAACACATGATATAAGTGATTTTGGAAATGATATTTACGGATACAATGTTGAATTTGATAGATCTGATAGTTCAAACCGTGGAACAGACCGAAGTTCTGATGGATCAATGAGTGGAATTCCACAACTCTCATTCAATAAAACCGGATCTGCAGGTGGATCTGAAATGTATGCTACTGAAAATATTTTATATGATACTGTTATCCCATCATTTAGAACTTTAACTCCGGGTGAAACTACAATATCTGGTTCAATCAGAACTATTAGTGGAACAAGCGTTGATGGAACAGAAATTTCATTCAACGATCTCGGATATGAAAATATTGAATTAAATGCTCCAAATAAATTATCTTCGGTAAGAATTGTTGGATCGAGAATAAATGAAACCACATACTTAGAAAATCTTCCTAGAAATAAATCGTTTACAACTCAATTAGCACTATCAACTAAAGATAAAAATATTTCACCAATGATAGATCTTGATGGATCTTATACTGAATTAAGAACTAGTTATCTCACAAAACCAGTTATTGATTATGTTAACACTAGGTCAACTAATAGTTTTGAGGATGATTTACATATTGCATCTTATGTTAGTAAGCAAATTAATCTTCAACAACCAGCCACTGCGCTTAAAGTAATTCTTGGTATAAACAGACCACAATCTGCAGATATCAGAGTTCTTTACAATTTGATTAGACCAGATTCAAGTGAAATTGAGCAATCTTTTGAGTTATTCCCCGGATATGATAATTTAACCACCGATTTGAATGGTGATGGTTATCTTGATGTTGTTGACGTATCTAAAAATAGTGGAAAGTCTGATGTCTTTGTACCAGCAAGTGTAAATGGAGAATTCTTAGAGTATGAGTATACTGCAAGTGATCTTGGATTCTTTAGTGGATATAGAATTAAAATAGTCATGTCTGGAACAGATCAAGCAAATCCACCACTTATTAAAGATTTGAGGTCGATTGCATTAGTATGATACCAGTAGAGGGAAACCCTCATCTTTTCAGAGATGAGGGTAGTGGTGCTATAATAAATTGTGATAAAGTATCATATGAACAACATTTGATATCGAAACAAAAAAGAGAATTGCAAAAAAAGGAAATAGATCATTTAAAAGATGAAATTTCCGAAATCAAATCTCTACTGAAGGAGTTAATGAACCAAAATGGATCCATCAAAAATTAATTTAGAAAGTTTTGCAAAATTATTTGAATACGAAAAACTAGCAAGAGAAGTTGATCAATGTGAAGATATTGAGCGTTTAAAGATAATTACTAAATCATATATAAAACTTTATTTTGCACAACAGGAAGCAGTAGCATCTTTGGGTATTAGCCCATAATATAAATAAAGAGTAGAGGTAATTTTTTATAAATGGCTGCAGTATATGTTAGCAATCTAGTTGTTAATGCTGGGACTGATTTTGCTCAGACTTTTACTTTAGAAGATACTGATTCGAATTCAGCATATGATCTGACTAATGCTACAGTTTCCGCACAAATGAGGAAACATTCTGGTAGCTCTACTGCTGTCGATTTTACTACATCCATTGTGATTCCAAAAACTTCTGGTCAAATAATACTTGCATTAACTGATGCACAAACTGCGGATATAAAACCTGGAAGGTATATTTATGATGTTGTGATTGAAATCGCATCTACTAAAACTAGAGTTGTTGAAGGAATGGTTTTAGTTAGAGAGGGGGTTACTAGGTAATGTCTGTAAGAGTTAGTACTACGACTAGTAATGTTTCTGTTAGGGTAG